ATTAATTAATAATCTCTATATATATCAACGGTTTAAGTGTGTAGCGCCAATCTTACATAACCGCTACACAGCGCTACACAGGTTACACTGGCGTCCGTTGCAATTTATGTTGCATTTGATAAAACACCGTTTTATTATTAAGCCTCAACAAACGGAGGAACCATGAAAGAAAACCACATCTTTAAAGGCGTAAAGCTCACAGAGCAGCAATGCAAATTTGTGCAGCTTATGGCCGATAAAAGCTACGAAGGCAACTTCAGCATGGCGCTGCGCAGCATCCTGGCAAAAGCAATGAAGGACAAAAGCCAATGAGCATCGCAACACACCTAAACATGTGCAAGCCGATAAAGTGCGGCAATCATATCCTTGCATCAATCGAATCAGACGCCAGCGAATGGCCCGACTTGTTTGAGTACCAAGGATACATTGCGGCGCCAATGGTCGACTTTCACACCGGAAACATTACAGCGATTGCATACACAGACGGCATTAATTCGGTCGGTTTTGCTGGCGGCATTAAAGCGCGCCAATGCGGATTTTATGCTGGCTCCGCTGTTCAAGTAGACGAATCGTTAGCTGAATTGCTAGGAGCAGACAAGCCACTTATTTTTTGCACCGACTTGCTTACCTCACTTTTACTGCACAAAATTACCAGCTTTCCGGTGATGTTTTGCACGGATATTTCAGCATTTCGTTTTTCAAAGGCAACCGATTGCTTCGTGCGAAAAGCATCAGCAAAGGCGCTTGAATACGCTTTAAACGCTTGCGGCGCTGTCGATGTGTGGTTCCCTATTGGAAGCATTGAAAGCTCAAGACAAGTCAAATGGATGGATGCAGTGCAAGCTGCGTCAATGATTGAGGTAAATTATGATCACACCTGATTACATTAAAGCACAGCAGCACTCTCGCAAAACAAACCTTCCGCTTCCAGTTGCGGCGATGGACTTACACAGCGCCAACATTAAAAACCCGATGTACTGGCCGGATGTACAGTATTTTACAACCGACGATGGCACAGACAAAACGCCGAACATCATTGAGCACGGTGGATATGTCGCAGAGCTTGCTAAGGCAAAAGCAGCAGAGGTTATATTTCCAGCTAACAGCGCTTTCTTGCACGGGCTTGGCGTTATCGCTGGCGCCGCTGGATACAACTTTAAATACCAATATTACACAGAGCAGAAAGCCGTGAATCTGTTTTGCGTGGCCAGTCAGCCGCCATCAACGGGTAAAAGCTCAATATTCAGCTTTTTCAGCAAGCCGTTTGCCCATGCGTTTGCAGATATGAATACAAAAAACAGGTCGAAGCGCAAGGAGCTAGAAAAGGAACTTAAAGAGCTTTACGAAGCGCAAGATGAAGGGCGCAATGTTTCTCTTGAAGTTGAGCAAACGCTTTCGGCGCTGAAAGATGTTGCGCATATCAAATGGTATCTTGATGACGTAACACCAGAGGCAGCGGAATCAATCGCCGGAAAGCAATCTGGGTACTTGAACATTCTTTCGCCTGAGTCAGACGCTGTAAACGTAATTCTTGGCAATGTTTACGGAGACGGCAAAGGAAAGGCTAACCACGGTCTTTTCTTAAAGATGTGGGATACGGAATGGCACAGTTCAGCCCGTGTTACTCGTGACGGCTTTGAGGGCGAGCTTTATGGTTCTGTTTCTGTTCTTGCACAAGATGAATCAATCGACACCATTTTACGCATTGGCCAGGATAGCGGTCGCGGTATCTCTGAGCGCTTTTTGCTTATTCGGGAACCAAACCTATTCGGCAAGCGAAAAAGCTCAAGTCGAGTTAAGGCCAACCAGTCATTGGTTGATGAATTCACAGAAACAGCAAAGAACATCGTTTTTTCGCCAAAAACAGTGCTTACATTTAGCAATGCCGCATTTAACTTAATCAACAAAGTGACGGATGAGCTTGATGACAAAATGAGCGACGGGAAAGAATTTAGTAGCTCAATGATTCGCGGCGCAGCAGGAAAAGCAGATAAGCAAATCTACAAGATTGCATCAATCATGCACATTGCAGAGGACTGGCGCCCAAGCGGTAAAAAACGCAGCAAGGTTGATGACAAGCACGTAAAAAACGCAATAAGCATTTTCATGGAGCTTTTAAAGACATACCTAACAGCAGCAGATGATATGCGAATTTCAGGTCAATCAACTGAGGTGAGCTTTGTTGCTGACAAGGTTTGCGAACTGAGCAGAAAGAAAGTGCTTTCTATCAGCATTGCAAGACTGCGTGACGAAATCAGGAATCGAGGGCCATTAAAAGGCGTTAGCGGAGTGACTGAGAAAATGCGCACAATTTACATCCCAGAATTACAAAAGCGCGGCTACATCGTCGAGCATAATGACGTTGTGTACATCAATCCAAAACTGGCGTAGACCAGAAAAACAACGGTGAGAACAATGAGCTATCAATTAAGACCTGAATACCAACTACCTGCGCACATTGCAACGATTGAGCACTGTCGCGCATCCAATGAACCAGCGTTCCACAATATGTCAGTCGGCGCTGGCAAGACTATCAATATCGCCTTTATGTGTCAGCACATCGTTAACAAAGGCGGCAAAGTTCTTGTGCTTGCTCGCCAGGGTGAGCTAATCGAACAAAACGCCGATGATGCGTGGTCGATTGGCGTAAAAACGTCAATTTTTAGCGCAAGCCTTGGCAAGAAAAGCACGGTGTTCAACTGCGTTATGGGCACTGAAGGCACGGTAAGCAATCACCTTCTGGATGCGTTCAGCACTTGGCTGCCGGACTGTATTTTGATTGATGAGTGCCACATGGTGCACTGGCAGGATGTGATTGACTGCTGCGAGTTGGCAGAGAAACAGCGCGAATTAATTGCAGAGCTAAAAAACAGTGATGACTACAGCCAGCGGTTTGATGAGCTGTTTTACAACAAAGAGTTTTCGCAGTACGCGAAGATTATCGCTCACTTCAAACTCAAAAAGCCAAAGCTGCGCGTCATTGGATACACCGGATCGCCATATCGCGGAACGGAAAGCATCAAAGGCGCCTACTGGAAACACCAGCTTTCAGACGTTGGAACTATGCAGCTTATCCAGCTTGGCTTTTTAGTGCCGCCCGTGTTTGGCTTTGGTGATGATGAGCACCACTACGACCTGAGCGAATTTAAACCAGCTGGCGGAGAAGGCGCGCACGATTTTACAGCGCAAGAACTAGCGGCGATGGGGCGAAAGCTGACCAAAGACAAAACCATGACACAGCAAATCATGGAGCAAGTGCAAGCCATCGCAGCCACAAGAAACGGCGTGCTGATAACATGCGCCAGCAAAAAGCACTGCGAACAGGTGGCAGAGTGTTTGCCCGCGGGCACATGGGGCATTGTCACCGATGACACCAGCACCAAGCACAGAAAAGCTATTTTAGACAAAGCAAAATCCGGCGAAATTAAATATGTGATCCAAATCACTTGCTTAACAACCGGTGTCAACGTCCCACGCTGGGACTTGCTTGTGATTCTGCGCAAGATTGGCAGCTTAACCTTGCTCATACAGCTCACAGGTCGCGTTCTGCGGCAATTAAAACCTGAGCAGGTAGCGCAAGGCGTCAAGAAGTCAGATGCGCTTGTGTTGGACTTTACAGACACTTTTGAAAGCATGGGCGATATTTACGACGATCCAATTGTCAACCAAGCATTGCAGCAAAAACGGCAAGACCAACGCAACGACTCTATTGAGTGTCCTAAATGCGCAACTCTAAACAGCAAACACGCTCGCCGCTGCTGCGGTGTTGATGGAAAAGGCCAGCGATGTGATCACTATTGGATTAGTCGGCAATGCCAAAATTGCGGAGCGCATAACGACACCACAGCGAAAGACTGCCGCGAATGTGGCGCCGTGCTGATTGACCCAAACGCAAAACTGCTAAACAAGGCGTACACAGACGCAGACTTTAAGCCCGTGAAGTCATTCAAGGCATCGCCAGGCAAGGGCGATAATTTGATAATCACCTACTCACTGGACAGCACATATTTTGACGATGGCATAGAAAAGCCAGAAGTTGCTCGTGAGTTTTTCAGCCCGTTCAGCGCACAACCGCATATCAAAAACATGTGGTACCGCTGGCTGCAACAACACGCGCCATTGCCGGACATCAAAAACAAGATTATGCGCCCACGCAATAACGCTGAGATTTGCGCAGCTATCAATCAGTTTGCAGACGTGCCAACGCATATCACGCACCGGATTAACCCGAAAGGCTATTCAGTAATTAACCGGAAAAAGTTTAAATCCGCTGATGAAGTTGTGACGAATGAAGCAACGGAAAGCCAAATCGAGGCAGTCCAGCAATGAAGCTGCTTAAAGTTACAAAATCATACAGCGCAGAGATACCTGATAACGTCACCGTGTACGGCGGTGACTATTTCGGAGAATGCAACAGCGAAGATTCAGACTTAATCAGCTTTGTGTCGTGGATTAAGTTTAACTACCCGCATCTTGTAAACCTCGTGTACCACATACCAAACGAAGCAATGAAGCCGGTACAGGGTATCGTGATGGATAAGAAAAAAGGCGTTCTTGATGGCGCGCCTGATGTTTGCATCGCCTTGGTTCCGGCTGTTTACATCGAAATGAAAAGGCGCTGCGTGAAGAAATCACTATGCAACACAAAAAGCCGCCAGCACTTTTCAAGGCAGCTTGAGGTTTTATCGTCGATGGCATCCGCGGGCAACCGCTGCTTTGTAGCATTTGGGCTTGATGCTGCAAAACAAATCATAAAAGAGCTTGCTTTGTAGTAGCAGATTTACTACTATCTAACCGTCAACAACGGAGGAAACACCAATGACAACAAAAACAGCAACACAGCCGCGCAATATTTACCAGCGCATCAACGCTGTAATGCAGGAAATTGACTACATCAAAAAAGACAAAAAAGTGTCTGGCGGCGGCGCTAATTACTCAGCAGTCAGCCACGACCAAGTTGTAGCCATGCTGCGCGATTCACTTGTAAAACACGGCATTGTTTACTATCCAGAGCAACTAAACAGCACTGTACTGGTTGCGCGTGATAAGTCAAAAGACATTGCCATGATGCTGTATGAAGGCGAGTACAACGTGCATTTCGTCAATATCGACGATGGCGCAGACCGCTTAACAGTGCGCATTGTTGGCCACGCTAACGACAACGGAGACAAAGCGCCAGGAAAGGCAGTGACCTACGCAACAAAATCAGCGCTGTTGAAAGTGTTTGCGATTGAAACTGGCGAAAACGACGAAAGCCGGAACTACAAAGAGCCTGAAATTGTTTACGCAACTCCGCAGCAAGTAAGCGCATTCTACGACCTGCTAACAGCCACAGGCACCGACGAATCGCAAGCCATGCAACACGCCTGCATTAACGTGTTGAAATATGGCCAAGTATACGGCTTTGCGCAGCTTCCAGAGCAGCACGCCAACATTGTGATCGGATTGCTTGACCAAAAACTGAAACGCATGGAAAAGGAGAAAGCAAATGCTCCTGAGTAAACAATCAGTCCTTGCAAGCCTTGCTGAGCATTCTGCTCGGCTTGGCTTTGACCCGACCATCGTTGAACAGCGCTCGCCTGAGTGGTTCAAAATGCGCCTTGGCGTTATTACTGCCAGCAAAGCAGGCGACTTCTTGGCGGGAGAAGGTACTGACACATACAAAAACTACATTGCAGAAAAAGCGGCTGAGCAGCTAACCGGAGAACTGCCGGAGGAAATCAACGCAAAGGCGCTGCAATGGGGGCGCGACCACGAATCAAGCGCATACGCTGCGTTTGAGTTTGTGACCGGACTAACTGTCGAGCAAGTGCCGTTCATCTACCGCGATTTAACTGGCAGCTTTGGCTGCTCGCCTGACGGCATTTGCAGCGATGGCGCCGGACTTGAGCTTAAATGCCCGTGGTCAAGCCGTGAGTTTATCAAGTTTGTGCGCGATGGCTTGCCAAAGAAAGAAGAAATCAAACAAGTGCAATTCTGCATGTGGGTTTCTGGCGCTCAGCATTGGCACGTTGCAAAGTACGACCCGCGATTCAAAACAAAGCAGCTCCACAGCGTAAAATTTGCACGCGACGAAAAGATGATGCGTGAGTTTGACCAACGCGCAGAAATTGCTTTACGTGACCTACAGGAAATATATGAGGCGTTTGAGCAATGAACGGAGAACTAACGACAGAACAAGCCGCTTCTGTTCTTGGAGTCCATCCGGTAACGCTGCGCAAGTGGAGGAAGAGCAGCGAATACACTGGAGAATTTGAAGTATACGAGGACTGCCAAGGCTTGCAGTGGTGGTATAAGCACAACAGAAAAATCATGTACTGCGAAAGCAGTGTGACCAAACTTAAAAAGTTATTGAACAGAAGGAAAGCAAAATAATGGCAACAACAATTACAGGCAAACTAAACAAGGCCGCAACACAATTTCAAGCTGGAGAATCAACTGGTTTTGGTTTGCGCTTAGGTGTTAAGTTTTACGACCGCGAAACAAAGTCAGACCAATGGACAAACTTCGAGGCAGTTGTATTCGCAAAAGCTCCGGCGCAGGTTCAGTTTTATCAACAAGCTTTAGTCGAAGGCGCAATCGTTGAGGTATCAGGAGACAAGCTGAAGATTCGCCAATTTCAAGGCAATAGCGGTCTGAGCCTGTCTATTGAAATCTTGGATGCGAAGCTAGGCGCTGTATTTGCTCCGCAAGGCCAAGCGCCGCAACAGCAACGCCAACAGCAAGCCGCTCCTGTGCAACAACCATCACAACAACCAGCGCCGCAGCAGCGCCAGCCGCAGCAGAACTACCAGCCGCAGATTGGCAAGCCTCCGGTGGTTGAATTCGATTCGGATATCCCATTTTGATGAACAACAGCGCCTTCGGGCGCTTTTTCTTGGACTCACAAAATGAAATGCTACCAAATCACAATCAACGGCTACGCGCCTTTTACGTACATCACCGACCTGCCACAGCACGACATACCAGCCGCAATCCTAGAGCGGTTCCGGCAAGCGGCGGTGCTGGTTGTACCACTTTGACTAAATGAGTGTGGTAGGGTTGGCGGATAACAACGGAGGATAATATGAAGAAAAACTTATTAGTTTGTAGAAGCGGCGGCAGAACTTCTGAATACATGTACAAAAGACTGCTAAAAGAGTACAGCGATGAATATAAAATCGTCGGTATTTTTGCAAATACAGGATGGGAACACCAAGAAACATTGGAGTTTGTCCATAAAAATGACATAGACAACAAGAAGCTATTTGATGTGGACCCTTTATGGGTTGAGGCTGTAGTCCATGATGGCCGAACCCCCAGCACTCACAAGATAGTTACTTATGATACAGCATCAAGAAACATGGAGCCGTTTAAGGATGTGTGCGCAAAATACGGAGTTCCAAACAAGGCTTACCCACATTGCACAAGAGAGCTAAAAGAACACCCAATACACGACTATGTAAAAAACGTGCTAGGTTGGAGCAATACAGGAAAAGGAAAGGAGCTTGAAATAAAGGATCCATACTGCAATTGTGGGAAATGCTTCAAAGTTGTCACTCTTCAGCCTTACAACACTGCATTAGGTATGAGAATCGACGAACCAAGGCGAGTAAAGCGAGGAGACTCACCTCAAATGAAAGTTTATCCGCTGGTCGATTGGTTTTTTGATGCTCCTGACAAACTGGACATCATTGATTTTTGGGAAGAGTACGAATTTAACCTTGAAATACCTGAGCACCTAGGAAACTGCGTCGGATGCTTTAGAAAAAGCGATAGAAAGCTTGCGCTGGCGTACAGGGATGCGCCAGAAAGCTTCATTAATACCTTGGAGATAGATTTTGGCTATGTTGGGTCCAATAAGATAAATGGGGAAAAATCAGAGAAGGCGAGAACAATGTACAGAAACTACAATACATGCCAATCGCTAATTGCTTACTTTTCCACAATTGATGAATCAATTTATTCGACAAAAGACAGCGAAGAAGCAAACGAAGGATGCGCCTCAAGTTGTGAACCTTTCGCATCTGACCAGCTGGACATGTTTGATTAAGTCAACAACGGAGGAGATAAAGATGAAGCACATTGTATGTTACTCAGGCGGCCACAGTTCGGCCCGCGTTGCGATTGCTGTTGCTAAGAAGTTCGGCGCAGAGAATACGGTATTGCTTAACCACGATATTAGCGAATGGGTTGAAAGCGCAGACATTAAGCGTTTTAAAATTCAGGTTGCTAACTACATCGGCGTGCCTATCACGTACGCAAATATCAAAGGCTTACCAGCTGACCAACTGCCTGACCAGTTCGATGTCGTTGTTGATGCAGCTGCGTTTAAGGTGGGCGCGGGTACGGAGCTATGCACAAGCCGATTGAAGACCGAACCGTTTATGAAATGGTTAAAAGAAAACGTGCCAGACAAAGATTGTGTTATCTACTACGGATTCGACAAAGAAGAGCCTGCACGGATCCAGCGGCGTTCTTCAATCCTTGGTCAGCTTGGATACAAAACAGATTATCCGGTGGCTTTATGGTCCGAAGGCGTCATTAGCTCGACTAAGGAAATTGGTATAGAGCCACCTATGCAATACGAAAGCTTTAAGCACGCTAACTGTATTGGGTGCCTAAAAGCCGGTAAGCAGCACTGGTATGTTGTCTATTGCCAGCGCCCTGATGTGTTTGAAAAGGCTAAATGGGCTGAAGACGAAATAGGCTATTCAATCCTGCGCGAATCAACGCTAGAAGAGCTTGAGCCTGTGTTTGCTGACATGAAGCGGCTAGGAGTTCCAGCAACTGAACACATCGAACCTGGCGCGTTTTGGGCAGGCGTTCGGCGCGCTGGAGTTGATACATCAACAGAGCAAGATAGAAAGCCTTGCGAGTGTTTGTTTTGAAGGCGCATAACGCGCCTTTTTCTTATCACTCCTCCGACCAGTCAAAAAGTTGTTGCACTATTCTGTAGTTGACTTATAGTTAACTCATGCAGCGCGGGGCTGCGGAATGATGGAGAATAAAAATGAACAACCAAATGACTCAAGACCTTTATACCTTGTTTTGCCCAATCAACGGCGCTCTTGTAATGAGCTTTGAGGCGGCTTGTAAAGCCCAAAAGGAGATTGTGAAGTCATTAATGCGCCAAGCGTACGAGAAGAAGTGTCAGGACTACGCAGAAATGGCTAAACAATGCACCGTGACATATCTGAAAACAATCACTTTCTAAAGAACAAACACGCGCCGCCAGTCGCACACTGGCACAACAACGGATGAACAGAAATGAAAATTGAAATTAAATCACGCTTTACCGGAAATGTTTTGTTTGCGCACGACGCAGAAGAAAACAGCGTTAAAATCACATTGCAAGCTGCATTGTCAGCAAATGCCGACCTGCATGGTGCCGACCTGTATGGTGCCGACCTGCGCGGTGCCGACCTGTATGGTGCCGACCTGCGCGACGCCTACCTGTATGGTGCCGACCTGTATTGTGCTAACCTGCGCGGTGCCGACCTGCGCGGTGCCAACCTGCGCGGTGCCGACCTGCGCGGTGCCAACCTGCACGGTGCCGACCTGTATGGTGATAAGCTCACAAAAACACCACTGTTTTTATACAACCTAGAGTGGGATATTACAGTTACAACAACATTCTTGCGCATTGGATGCCGAGTTCATTTGATCGCAGACTGGAAATCGTTTGATGACGATAAAATATCATCAATGGCAAGTGGGGCTTTAGAGTTCTGGAGCAAATACAAAACTGCAATTCTTGCGCTGTGTGACGCGCATCAGGATGGTGAGTAATGAACCAAAAACAACTAGCCGACCACTACGGCATCAGCAAAGCGGCTGTAAGCCGCTGGAGTGAAGCCAAGCGCCATCGCAAGGCAGTAGAAGCACTAGCAGACTACGACGCAGCCACGGGCGCCGTAGTGGCCGAATTGCAGCGTTTGGCGTATCTGTACAACTGCCAGCAATATCGCGGTGAGCGCATCGTGGGTATGTGCTACGTTTCAGTCGCAAACCTGCTCGTAAATGTCGCATTGTTCGACATGACCAATCCAAGCATGGACCCGTTTCAGTCATACAGCGCGGAGCTAGACAATCAAGAGCAACTGAATCAACTGTTAGCAACTATGGAGCAACTTGTATATGGAAAAGCGTAAAGTCTATCGGAGTGAGTTTGTCGATGGCGTATGGAATGTGGTGCTGTTCGTTTCGTATGTCGTTCTGGTTTTCTTGGTTGTTTGGATGGCGGCAGGTGTAGCATGACTATCATCGGATTGATACTTGTTGTTTTTATCGCTATCTCGGTTGGCGTATATATGTTTGCACAAATCGAACTCCAAGAATACGAAGAGCAAATGCGCCAGCAGCAAGACGATTGGGAATACTTTCTAAGAACAGGCGATGACGCCGGATATAAACGGAGGATGAAGAAATGAGCGGCATCAACGAAGTAAAAGCGCGCATCAGCGCAGCGAAAGACCAAGTGGAGTTTTATAACGCGGTTGAGGATGTGTGCATCTGCGGCGGTTTTCGGTTTGATGACCGCGAAACCATGAAAGAAAATTCAGAGCGCGCAGCATTAGCTGGACGCCCGCTGATTAGTGAAGCGCTGCGGTTTGCGGGCGTTGTGGTTAAACGGAATGGGTGGAGTGAGTGAGATGAAACTATCAGAAGAATTAGGCAAATGGCGCTGTGACCGACCGGATGAGTGGAAAATGGATGAGTTTCAGCGTAATGCGGAGAAGCTTGAAGCTGAACGCGATGCGCTGATGTTGAAGGCGTCTAAATTTGATTGGATAGCGCAAAACGTACAGGAGGTGGTTCATCAGCGCCCCAGTGAGTTTCTACCATTAAAAACAAAATATGCTCTACCACTTTTGATTGCTTATGCTGATTTTTGCGGCCAAATCCATTTTGGCGAGGCTGTCGATATAGCTATTAATAATGAACTAGAAGCCAAACTACGCAACGGAGAACAAAAATGATCACACAACAACAATACGACGAATTGAAAGCTGAGCGCGATGCGTTGGCGGCAAAGGTTGAAAAATTACTTGCTGAATTTAAAGATGCAAGAGAAACCTTGCAGACGATAGCGGGCTGCACTTGGGATTCTGGCGCAGAAGAAATCGCAGATGTGGCACTTGACGAGGCTAAGCGGTGGGTGTCTCGTTATGATGATTCAGTTTTGAAAAACGCACCCGCACAACATCTAGCCGAAATCCGCGCCGAGGCTGGGCGGTCTGGTTTTATTGCCGGGTCTGAATACGCCTATACATCAAGAGAGCTTGCGTATTTTCCTGATTCCCTCAAATTGGTCGCTGATGGATACGCCGCCAAACTACGCCAAGGAGCCGACTAATGCAATTCCACCAATGGCAGGTCCACAACCTGGGCAAACCACAAAACCAGCCGCCGCAACTGATGCGTATCCGCATTAAGAAAACAGGCAAAGTAACAACCGCCATGTCTTACGGCGCGGGCTGGTTAGTGGCAAGCGGTGAGCTTTACACGCGCCACACGGCAGAATTTATCGAGAGAGTTGAAGATGTTAACACTTAAAACGCGACAAGAAATTGCCGCAGCTTATGCGAGCGGAGAAAAGTTGGTTGTCATTGCAGCAACGTATAGCGTCGACGTGTCCACGCCAGCAAAGATTGCTGAGCAGTTCGGTATTGCGCAGCGCAGACCAAAGCACAAGAAGGTAACAGCAGCGATGGAAGCGGAACTGCGCGATTTTTATCTAGGCACGAAAAAGCCAATGAAGATTATCTGCGCAAAGTTCGGCATCAGCGAATCGTGTGCATCAAAAGTGCTTGAGCGAAGCGGAGTGAAGAAGTGGCGACGTGCGAGCCTTGGAACCGATGTAACGCTTGAAATGATGGAAAAAAGAAGCCGCGATTAAGCGGCTTTAAGGTCTAACAACGGTGGAGAATGTCAACGAATAACGATAGATTGCTGCAATACTCGCAGTTTTTCGCCCGAAAGTAAATAGCCATCATTGTATTGCGCTGAATATCCAACAATCTCAGGATAATAACTGCCAGCATTAAGCGCAGTAGTGTCGCCAATCGACAGCACCAAATCATTTCCATCAACGACTAACTTGCCGCCTGCTGTCGTGTACGCTTCGCCACCAATGGTTAATGTAAGCGACGTAAACGAAGCAAGCGTAACATCTCCGGTAAAGCTAAACGTTAGCCTTACCGGATTATCTTTGCCTTTAATTATGACGTTTTGCATACGCCACCGCCTTATGACAATGTGATTAACGGGCTAGACAACTGAATGCGCTGCGTGTCACCGTTTGCCAATGTGATGCTTGAGCCAATAGGCCAGAATGCAATCAGCTCGTCATTTGTCGCTGTGTCGTTATACAGCACATAGTGCGTATATGGTCCAACTGCGCCTGTTGCAGTAATCGTGGTATCGACGTTAACCGCAAGCGTGTACGTGCCACCAGTTTGCGATGATGCCGTGACTGTCACAGCGATACCTCCAGCCGTGTAGCCGTTACCGCCTGCAATCTCAGCCACGTTAGCCTTTACTGTGTTTGTCGCAGCGTTTGGCGTTGCGTTGGTTAAGTAAACTTTGAGCGCATCAGAGCCAAGGTTGTGCACCTTCTCGCAAAGCGCTTCACTGAATGATTGAAATTTAGTTGCCGTTAGTGTTGCCATGTAACCCTCTCCAAGATGTCCGCAGCGTAGCCTGCGCTGATAATGTCGTTTGCATACGCCGCAGCAACAGCGCTGGCGGCATAGTTAATTGTATAGCCTTCAATCGTTACTGTCACTTCGCCTGACCACGTATGCAGCAACGTGTTGACCGATGCGCTGTACGTCAATCCAAGCAGTGCGCTATTGTACGCGAGCGACGCAGATAGAGCTCCAACAGTTGATGTGTAGCTTAATCCTGCAAGCGTTGTATTACGCTGAACCGTCGATACAAGCGAACCAATCGCAAGCGATAAGCTGAAGCCTTGCAACGCATCATCTCGACCTGTTGCGCTTGTGCCTGTTGATTCCAGATTGCCAACGGAGTAAGCATAAGCACCACCGCTCAACAACGACGAATAACCGCGAGTCGCCAACACATCGCCAACGCTCAGTGAGTACGAAACGCCATTCAGCAGGCTGCTATAACCACGAGCAACACTTGCACTGCCGACAGAGTACGACAGCGACGCGCCACTAAGTAGGCTGCTATATCCTCGAACAGCCGTCAAATTCCCAACGCTTTGCGACATGGTAAAGCCGCTCAATACGTCGGCGTATGCGATTGCACCACCAGCGCTAATCCACTGGGTATTATCTGTTGGAAAGTTAATCAGTGTTGCTTGGTTGGTGCCACTAACCGTCGGCAGTGTCGAGCCTGTGCCGCCGGAGAGGTCAGCGTTCCACTTCTGTGCATTGGTAACGCCTGTGACTTCGAGATACTCCAAGTCCATCGAACAAAACGTATTCGCGCCGTTGTTGCCTTGACCTATCCAAATCAGTGGAGCGGCAGTCACAGTGCTGGAAAAAGTGCCACTCTCAAACAACGAGCCATCTCGATAAGCTCGCCAAGCTCCGCCTGCGTCATGCTCAAGTCGATACGTATGCACTAAGCCATCTTGCAAAAAGAAGTTGTTTGCTGTCTGATACCTTGCTGTGCCGCTTGCGTATGTAGCAAGCGCAAGCCCTGAAGTGACGAAAAAGCCTGCCGCTGTGCCGTTTCGACCAAGCAAGCCGCCAATGGCAATAGGAGTCGCGCTAAGGATTAATTTTGCCTCAAACGTGTACGCAGATAACCCAAGGTCAATAGACATTGAGCTGCCGAATTGGCAGTAATCATTGACTCCATCAAAGCGCAGTCTGTAAGCCATTATTCGCCACCATACCAAATAGAATTGCTATCTAATGACAATGATACCACTTCGTCATGGGTTAGCAGAGTAGACGCAGCAATAATCGAATCAAGCAATCCGATGTTAGGACCAAGCCACCGCTCGTACGTGCTAACAGGATGCGCGTTATCAATCAGCATGCATGAGCCATCATTGCTAAAGCGTCCAAGCGGATAGGTTGGCACGTTTCGCTTTGTCCAGTCGGGGATGATTGACACGGGGATTGCTAGGTAGGTTTTCATTTCGTATCAGTCCCTTGCTTCTTGTCAAACGACCGCATCAAGCCAAGACCTAACATGCCAAGCAATACCTGAATGGTTAGCTCGGTATTGATATCAGGGAAGTTGCCTTGGTAGTCATAAACAACCTTTGCAACAAACCGCGCTATCGGCTCAATGACGGCAGCATACGCAAACGCAACGCCACCAATCCAACCGGCAAACGGTCGCCAGCCAGCGACGAACAGCGATGACGACTGAGCCTCAATCTTGTTCACTTCAATTTGACCAAGTAGCAAATCAACTTGCGCCTTCATTAGCGCCAAATCACCTTGCTGCTTTAGCTGCTCAAGCCTGAAAAGCTCATCGGCTCGTTTTGACGGGTCGGGCCAAATCTTTTCTATGGCTGTTTTGCCAAGGTCGAACAGCGCGCTTAGTGGATCCATCACTTCACCTCAATCTGGTAGTGAGGAAGGTCAACAAACGACTTCCAGTCACCGCCCCAAGTAATTTTCACGCCAAGCTCATCAGCCGCCTTTTTCATCGCAGCAGCCACCAAGCCAAACCGCGCTTTGTTATTCCAATCAACCGGCAAAGGCACAATGTCAACAGCCTGCCCGATGATGTGACGGCTGTTCATTGTGCGCGTGAAGCCTTGCTGGAGCAATTCAGCCTGCCGCTCTTTCGTGCGCAAACCTTCAATTACTGTGAAATCCACCTCGGAAAGCTCTAGCGCACGCTTTACCACGCGCACTAGGTCAGGATGGACGCCTTGCAGGTTGTCGGTTGACCGCTTTCCGAGAATGAATTTAGGCATACTTTCTCCTTAAATCGAATCAAGCAAAGCTGACAGATTTTTAGCTTTGTAAAAACTCACACTGTAGCCGCTTGTGATGACTTCGCCTGTCAGCATAGTGCCTTTCGTGCGTAGTGACTGGCAGTACAGCTTGCGGAATGTTGCGCGGTCTTGCACCCATACCGCATCCGTCAAAGCGTTTGCGTTATTGAAACTATCGAAAGTGCGGTCAATATCCGCCAGGCTAAACAAGCAAGCCGTGTCGCCAGACTCTGCATTGCGGCTTCCGCTTGTCGGTGTGCCATAAAACAACACCTCCGTTGTGGCGTGATGACCAATCTCTGCACTGTCACCGTTAATCACAGGATAGGTGCCATACCCACCAAACGTCACGCGGTCAGTCCAGCCAAGTAACGCACCTCCAGCACCTCCAGAGTTTGCGCCGTACACTGTCCACATTGATGGATAGCCGTTTGACACAAACAAGTCTTTTAGTAGAGTCCACTTATGTCCGTAACTTGCACCTTCGTTACCAAAAGACCAGCCAGCTTGCACTGATGCAGACGGTGTTGCTAAGTCAGCCGGATGGAAGATATTTGATGTTTGCTTAATTGTGATTCCGTTGCGTGCAATCCGAATCGCGTTGGTTGCCATCGCTGACACGTCAAGTAACTCATTGTCTAAGTACACTTGTAGCGCAGTGCGGTTTTCGTATCCATGTACTGAACCGATAAATGGACTTGACGCACCAGTGTTGCTGTTTGGTCGAAACGCAATGGCGTACTCAACTGCGCTAGAGCCGAGCTTCAGTGTTTCGCCTGCGCTCTCAAGCGTTGTACCTGAGCCGTCATAAGGTTTGTATGTACGAATTGCACCGAAGCCAGCAAGGTTAGACAGGTAACAACGATAAGCGCTTGATGATGCGTTTTTGCCTGTAATTTCGATGCGGACAACTAGGTCGGTATCTGGCGGCAAGTTATCAGCAATCTGCACAGATACGCTTGAAGTTGAAGCGTTATAACTATCAATGATGGCATTGCCGCTGCCGTCTTTGGTGAGCTTGTTCACAAGGTCAGAACTGCCATTAATCGTAACCTTGAACTGGCCTGCGTTGTTAGCTTGTTGATAAGTCAGGCGCAAGCGCGTAGCTCGAACCGTAAACTGGAAATAATCACCAATCGTGCCTAGATACAAATAGTTGCCTGATGTTGTGGGCGCTACGTTAGTGGTCGCTGCACTGGCAAGAACTTCGTTGGTTGACTCCAAAAAGGTGTCGGTCACTGTTGTCAGCAAGTAAGGTCGCGTATAGCCTTGCGCCGTATCTGGTGGCGAAGCGTCAACGAATTGAGTTTCGTCATTGTCAAACCGCCACCGACAAAAGCGACCAGCTTGCACGAATGGCGTGAAAATCTCAAACCGATTCGCGTTAACTTTGCGTAGCAGCTTGTTACCTGTTGCTGTGCCAATAGCCGACCGCAGCATTTGGGCAAATCGGCTTTGTTTGTACGTGTCCTTCTTTGTTGTCAGGTCTTTGGCTTGGTTTCCGTTAATCAGCACGGTTGATCCAACAGCGGCAAGGTCATTCCTAAATGCGTAGTCACTTAATAGGATCCAACCGCCAACACCAGTCGGAGTCGGTGAGCCGCCAGCGCCTACGGTTTTAGGAAATGAACCATCCCAGCGCCAATAATTGCTGCCATCAGATAGCACCTGATTTGCTTGTGTGAGTGTAGCGCCTGCGGCAAAAGTGCCGCTTGGGATGTATCCTGCATTGAGTACGGCGGCGTCGAATTGGTCCTGCAGCGCCCCGACGTCTTGCAGTTGGATGACTTGATTCGGCGTCAAGTCGCTGAAATCTAAAACGTAAACGCCGTCAGCCGCGTAGAATGCAAAAAAGCCCTTGTCGGTCGTGGTGATTGGATTCGGAAGTATAGTTCCAGCAATGTTGTTGTCAGCATACAGCGTTGCAAGTGAGTTATCAGATTGTTTGCGCACTGTCACCGTCACGCCGCTTGCTGCGTTGCCTGACACGCTAGACGCGAACTGCCGGATAAGTTGACCGTTATATTTTTGCACTGTGTAATCTCCTTAATACAATCAATCTAGTGTATATCAAACAATCGCGCCGCGCACCTGCTCTGAGTTGTTGCCCGCGGTGATGGTGACTGTGTTGCCATTGGTGATGATTGCCGCGCCAGCCGCGCCACCTGCCTTGCTACCGTATGCGCCAGCCTGACCAAGTTCGCCACCGCTTGCGCATCCTGCTTTGGTGCCTGCGTAGTTCTTGTCACCTGCCGCACCATTCTCACCGCTTGTTGCGCCAGCATCAGCAATGCCAGCAACACCGCCAGTGCCGCCAACGTAACCCTGACCACCGCAGCCGCCGTTACCAGATACAGCGCCGCCAGTGATGCAGTAACCGTCCGTGC